ATTCCACCAAGCGGCTCTGATAATGGCATCACGAATACTCATGTCTGGATACTGACGGCACAATTCCTCCCAGTGCTGCATTGGTGGCACTACCGGCGCTGGCTGCTCTTTGATGTGCAGCCGCGGCTCCTCGTCCTTCGGCTCCGGCCATTCGCGCTGTTTATTCACCACCAGTTTTTCGATCATCGCCTGGGTAATCTGCTCGTCAGTGATACCGGCACGACGTTGCGCATCCCACAGCAGGGATTGCATATCAGCCCATTCGCTCAGGTCGTCAGGTTCGGCAACTGCTTCCAGCGCTTCTTTGCTGAGGTGTTTCAGTGGGCCAACGGGGACGACATTACCGAACGTGGCCTGCGACCACTCGGCGTGCTCGTTGCGTACCTGGTCGCGTTCCGGCGCTAGCTGCGCGTGGCGATAGAGCTGGGTGCCAACGGGAAGCGCCCTGTCAATTGTCGACGTGTCATTGCCTGGGCGGTTAGATAAAACTTCGGCCACCGGCTCGCTGTCCATTGCGGTCAGCGCCATGCGGGCCATTTCGCGAATTTCGTCATTGATGTTGCACATGCGCGGATCGTTGGCGTATTGTTCTATACGTTCTCTGGTTAATTTGCTGGTCATTGTCCACGCTCCGCTTTAGTCTTCATTTCAGCCACTGCAATATTTCCGGCATGTGTTAACCGAACCCAATACCACGTATGCGGGTCCTTCGGCACGTTGCTGTGCCATTTAATAAAGCCTTTACGAAACAAGGCGGGAAGCGACGGGCAATTAATATCGCGAGTACTAGCGACGGTGTTACCCTTCTTCTCGTCACCGCGAAGAAGGTGGCGAGTACCGCTTTTAATACGGCGCAGTGTAAAAATCTGCGCATCTGTTAGTTGTTTCATCTACTCAGCCTCCCACTTAATGCCCTGCTCGGTTAGCGCTTCATTGACCTCGTCGGCGTAGTAGTAAGTTAATCCGCTCGATGATTTAGCCAACTTGAATGGCTCTGGCAGCTTCACGGTGACGGTGCGGGACTCCAGCTCGGCGATGCGCTCATCCCGCTTAGAAATCAGCCCCAAATATGCCTGCCGCTCTGCCTCCGTGAGATTAGCGTGCCGCTGCGCCTTCTCCAGCGCGTCTACCAGCGCGAGGATGTTGGCAGGGTTAGCCAGGGCGATAAACTCTGCGTCTTTTCCGGTACTACCGTCAGCCAGCATCCGATGCATGGCATCTGATACAGTCGCGATTGGATGCGATTGGTTAGATACCAGCGTTTTGCCATCACGCGCCACTCCCCACGGGCCAGGAGTAGCTTTCTCTGCTGCCGCTTTCAGGCTCTGCGCCAGTTCGGTGATATCAGTTGTCATGCTGCACGCTCCCTCTCAATTCGTCATGCGCTTCACACATAAGGCGAATGGCTTTCAGCTTCATTTCCTCAAGCGCACCGGCAACGCGATTGGCCTCTGACGCGATGTACTCCAGCGCCTCGGAATAACTTTCAAAAAATGAATAATGCTCATCGAGGTAAATAGAACCTTTATCGCCGGCATAACTCACTTTCAGGCGATAGCCTTTTGCGGTTCGTTTAATAACCTCATACTGGCTAATCAGAGGTACAGCGCCCTTCAGCGCTGGCGGAATATAATTTGTACTTACTGGTTTTTTGCTGACGACATAAATAACGTTGCTCATTTGGCCCCCTCGCGCAACTGGGCGGAAAACGCCTTTCTTGCCAATTCAACTACGTCGAGAACCTCTGACTTCATCCAGTACGCGTCGCGCTCATAACTCGGATCGCCTCGATACATAGTGTCTATGGCTGTAATTTCCGCATCCAGCCACTCAATGACTTCAGACTGCGCATCAGCCTTAATCCCGGAATAGATGCGATCGGTGGCGGGGGTTTCTACCGAGTTAACCAGCCGGTAATCGCATGTTTGATAGGTATGCTGGCTATCGGAGGTATGCAGCTCTTGAGCATCGAAGCCATGGGCCTGTTGAATCACTACGCCCCATGACACGCGCTGAACATCTTCGCTCCAGCCGTCGTCTACGTCCTCACGGTAAGCGTCAATCTCAGCTTGCGCTGTATCAATAGCGCTCTGCTTGTCTTTGAAGTAATCGAAGCCGTATTCAGGGGAATATGCGAAGTAAGTTACGCCAGCCTTCAGCGCCACATTCTCCGCTGCCAGCTGCACATGTGCTTTAGCCAGCTTCAGGAACTTCTGCTCTCTGATCGACAGCTCGCCTGCGCTCTCCAGGGAGGCGATGAGCTCGTTGACCGTTTCAATATTCATACAGCCTCCCCTAAAACCCAGCGCAGAGCATCAGCGTAATCTCCACTGGCGCCCTCGAGGGCTTTGGTTATTTCTTTGCGGGTTTTAAGCCGCGGCTTTTCGCCACCGAGAACCTGGCGCTGCCGGCGTGCTTTTTCGTGACCAGTAGTTCCGGCGGTCGCCGCTTCGATTTCTG